AAATAGAGGACATCAAAGTAACATTCATCTGGGGAGGCCGCGAAGTCACGGCATGGGGCGATTGCGATTACAAGACGCACCGCATTGACATCGGGCCGCAGGGCTGCCGAGAACACGTCATGGCGGACGTGCCTTACGATATGTCAATCTCGCGCATCACGGTTTGCCACGGTGACGCAGACATCGCCAACCCCGAGCCGGAACTGCTGGAATTTGCCGAGCAGCTTCTCATGGAGGAAGCCGACGAACAACTTTGCGAGGTGGCATGAAGAAAGTTGTGGTCACGCAGGCTTTCGGGGACGATTGGCTGGAGGTCTTAAACCTGACCAAGCCGCGCATGGAGGAGTATTGCCGCAGGCACGAACAGGACTTTATCTCAATCGAGAAGCCGCTGGCGCACCCGGTGCAGTACAGCAAGCTTATCATCCCGCACCTGATGACGACCAAGGGCTACGATGTCGTAACCTTCCTTGACGCTGATGTGTTGGTCGCGCTGGACTGCCCTGACATCTCCAAGGATGTAGAGAAGTTTTGCGCCTTTGACGAGGGTGCCTACCTTGACCGCAAGCCGGGAATGACGGCACTGGCCAAGGCTTTTGGCTACAAGATCGAGCCAAGGTTCTACGTTAACACGGGTGTCTTTGTGGTTACGAAAAGCTTTGCCGGGATCTTTGCCCAGCCGCCAATCGGATTGTTCCCCAATCACTTTGCCGAGCAGACTTGGATGAACATCATGGCGCACCTGTGCGATCTGGATCTTCAGGAGCTTGACCCGTCCTACAACTGCATGACCAGCGTGGAAGAACACTTCGGCCTAAACCGATATATGGATGCCCAGATGATCCACTACGCCGGACAATCCAACGACATGGCCAAGCTTCGCGGCCAGATTGAGGCTGACATCAAGAGGCTGGAAGAGGAGATCCGATGACCCCGGTCAAGGTGATCCCGCATGGCGACAAGTGGCGGGTGGTGACGGAGTCGATGGAGAATCCGGTTGGTCCGCGCCTATGGGGTGCCGATCCGCCCAACGGCTTGCCACCGGCTGATGATATTTTTGACGACAAGCAGAACGCTCTGGATGCGGCGCGACTATGGAACGCCTATTCGGCCTGGACCGAGGATCGTTCTGGAAAGAGGAAGAAATGGTCAAAGCTGAAGCGAACCGCCTAACCCACGAGGAGCGGGTCAAGCTGCTCGCCAGCGAGATTGCCATCCGGGCGATCTACGATCTGCGCCTATTGCAACGCCGCAAGGTATTGGTCGGGGACGAACTGACCCCGGCAAACAAGCGTCCTGGCCTGAAGGACTGTTGCTGCTACCGCGAGGAGGACAACATAAAAAACCTGCTTGACGATTTCAGGAACGGCACCGTACTCTTTTGGTGCAGGATGGGCGGGGCGAACATCGACCAATCCACCCTGAACAAAATGCTTAAGAGGAGGAAAGATGACGGACTATCTGAAGTTCTTTAGCGAGGTGTTCTTTCACGCCATCCTGTTTGCCTTTCTGGTCGGAGGCGGAATCTCTTTACTTGTGTTTGCCGGTAGCTTTCTCTCGTGGCTGATTGCCAAGTCGAGGGAGGAAGGGTCAGAATGGAAGAACTGGGACAAATAAAGTTTCTCGGAGAGCGTGAAATAAAGATGGTCGAAATGAAATTCGACATGGATGACATTGCGTCCGACAAGCTGGCATCCATCGGATTTAACAGGATCAAGTATGATCGCGAGGAATTGGCGAGTTACGCCATCAAAAAGCTTCTGGAGGAATACGTTGAAAGGAAGAACAAATGCAAACCGAAAAAGCGTTCAAGCAAAAGATCCTCACGGCGGTAACGGTCCCGAAAGTCCTGACCCGCTCGCAGTGCGAAATGATTATCCGCGATGCGGAGGTCATCGGGATGAAGCGCGCGCCGGTGTTGTCGAAGGATGGCACCCACGTTGCCAGCCGCACCCGGACCTGCTCGTCATGCTGGATACCCAAGGCACCGCACTTCCAGTGGCTTTACAATTACCTGGCCGCAGTGGTGGACCAGGTCAACACGGAACACTATCGCTTCGACATAATGGATATGCAGCAGCTTCAGGTGCTGAGGTATCGCCCATTCCAGAAGTTTAAGTGGCACTTTGACACCTATGACGGAAGCGACCGCAAGCTGACCTGCGTGGTTAACCTATCCAGGCCGGAGGAGTATGTGGGCGGAGGGTTGCGCGTCGAGGCCGATTGGCATGGGGTGGAGAAGTCCACGCACCAGGGATCGGCAAACTTCTTCCCTTCATGGATCAAGCACAAGGCCAAGGCACCACTGTTCGGAACACGCTGGGCTTTGGTCGCATGGATCACGGGGCCACAATGGAGATAGCACCCATCGACCTGATCCTGCTTGCAATGGGCGCAATGCTTCTTGCAATGTGGCTGGACAAATGAGGAAAATATAATGATATATATAATCAAGGATAAGGAATTTGATCTGTGCAAAATAGGATACTCATGCAATCCGATTGAAAGAATAAGATCATTTCAGATTGGAAAAGACAATCTTGAAACAATTCTTATTATGCCGGGAGGAAGGGATAGGGAAAAAAAACTTCACGAAATGTTTTCATGCAGAAGGGTTACGCATCCAAATCCAAGAAGTTTCATGGGAAATGGCTGGACAGAATGGTTCAGATTAAGGCCGAACGAAATATCCAGAATAAGAAATTCATACATAAAGAAACTAGATTTAATGCAGGAAAGGCTTGATGATCTTGAAAGAACTGTTCGTGTTTATGATGGTGATAAAAAAATATTGTATTCGGTGATACAGGATCTTGAAGACACAATGGACAAAATATGCAAAATCTATATGGGCAAGTTATGGGAAGATAAATATTCTGGAATAGAAAGAGATATATTCAAAGACCCAATAGCTCTTGAGTTTATCAATTACAAAAGATACTCAAAGCTAAAAAGACAATGACTTTCGCCGCAAACCTGCCAAGGCACCAGTATGTCTTGGTTAACCGCGAGCTATGCTCGCAGGGCCAAGAGAAGGGCTGGGAAGAGGCCGTATGGTTTGGTCTATATTCTGTGCCGCACCGGGCTTGGGGCTGCACGGTCATGCTGAAGTGCGGTGCGTTGTACAGGGGATTGCCGCTGCACGCATTGGCGTTTACCAACGGCCTTGGTACGGAATGGACCTTGGGCGACGCACAGCGATGGGACTGTTTCGGCTGGAACTTCACGACCATCGAGTACGACTATCTGCGCGAACTGGATTGCCAGGTGTGGCTGGCCGGTAGGCAGACCTGGATGCGTGGAGCCTATATGTTCACCGCAGAACCATACGGGGACGGTTACAGCCTTGAGCCGAGCCAAACCAAGTCGCATCACTTCATTGAGCTTGCCAATGGACGCATCACCTGTGTTCCCGGCAACAACGTCTTATTCACGGAGGCATCGTTCACGGGCAAGAATGGGGTTGCCAAGCCGACATGGCTGAAGGTACAAACACAGGTCTTCCACGCAGAAGAACAGGCGTTTGACGGCGTGGTCGGAGAGGAGACAGCGTGACCATATATCAAGTAGCCAGGCTGGAGGTTGAGGCACTCAAAGAGTTTCTCGACATGGATAACTGCCACCCAGGAAACCTGATGGACTCAAGCTGCTCGCCGCTTTACTGGATTATGAACCAAATGCTGTACGACAAGTTTCACGGACACGGCTGGGAGTTGGATCTATTGGCCGGTAGATTCGTGAAAACAAAAGGAGAGTGATATGCCACTAGGCAAAGACATCGGAAAGAACATTCGTGAACTACGCGCCGACAACCGTAAGAAGGGCAAGGCTCGCGGTGCTGGCGGTAAGCCGCGCTCGCAGAAACAGATCCTGGCCATTGCGCTTCGGTCTGCCGGGGTGCCACCCAAGGGTGGTCCTCGCCGGTTCCGTATGCGGTCGAAATGATCGACCGGATCGAATGGCTGGCCGAAATCCTGGCGCGGGTGCGCCGGAGTCTGGCTATCCACAGGGACAAGATAACCCACGCCGAGGCACACAAGGTTCGCGAGGTAATCGCGGACGTTGACGCGGCGGCACTCATCACAAAGGAGATAAGGAATGAACACACAGGAAGCAGTAGCGCAGGTACTAGCTGACCGGGTCAGCACGACCGAGACGAACATCAAGGTGCTGGAGGCGAGGCTTGTCGCCGCAGTCCAGACTATCCAGCAGATGCGCCATGAGATCAGTATCGGTCGGATCGAGCGCACCAAGGCAAGCGAAAATGATGCGGCGCGGGTCGTGGCTGGGATTCGCGACGAGCGGGAGCTTGTGGTTCCTGAGTCGCTCAAGATCGCCAAGCCGAAGATCAGGAAGGGAAAGATGAAAAGCGGCGGCGGAAACAGGACAAGGCAGATGGTCCTGAAACGCTGGGGGCTATGGCGCATCCAGTACGAGCAGGGCTACACCACCCGCCAGATTGCTAGTGCCTGGAAGTGCAACCGCTCGTCGATTGATTATGCCCGCGAGCATAACTGGGGGGCGGAATGAACGTGCGTGAATGGATCGAGGAAAATTATCCCGACGAAGGGATTTTGCTTGCAGATGGATTCGACCGTGCTTTCCTTGGTGTCGGTCGGATATTCAGCGGTCCGTCAGTCGCGGTCTACGACAAGAGCATGGTCATCACGATCCTGCGCGAGTCGGGGATGAAGGTTGACGAGGCTTATGAATACTTCGACTACAACGTGGCCGGAGCTTACGTGGGGGAACAAACACCCATGTTTGTCGAAACCAAGCGGTCGCTAAGAAAGGGAAGGAAATGAAACTCTGGACCAACCAAACCAACTCAATCCACAAGGTCGATGACTCGATGCTTTTCCCGCGCAACACCTACGTGCTGCCGGACGAACTGACCGGACCGATGTGGGAAGATTCCATACCATGCCCCCACAAGATCAAGCCGTACTATCCTGGCCGCGCGACCGGCGGTGCGACTGCGGTGTACCGGGCCGGGGCTATCGGGGATGCGATCATCACGACCGCCTTCGTGCATTACCTGGTCAACGAATCGGGCGGCTGCGTGGATGTGTACGCACCGGCCAGGAACCTGCCGCTCTATGCCGGTCTAGGAGCCAAGCTGTTCCCGCTTCCGCCTACGCTGGAAGCCTGGGATAGCTATGACGCTCATCTGCCGACCGATGACCTGTTCAGCGGTCAGGTTGGCAACACAAAGCTAGGGACGGGACCGGGCAACTGCTACGACCGCATCTACACCTGGATGAACGCAGGCGATGTTGATCCCAAGTACAAGCGTCCGCATCTGTACCTGATCGAACCCGACCACAAGGAGCTAATTGATATGCACAAGTGGCCGATTAAGGGTGACTACTTTGCTTACCATGTCTCCAGTTCCGGGCCGACCCGGACCTACCCGCCCAAGCAGGGGCAGGATGCGGTCTTGGCGTTGCTTGAGGCATTTCCAAACCACAAAGCGGTCATCATCGGGTTGGACAACTCCAACAACTTCAAAGTGGATCATCCCAGGGTGATCGACTTGTTCAACGTGACAAAGCAGTTCCGCTCGCTGTTCCCCATCGTAAGCGGGGCGGACTTTGTCGTGGCACCCGACAGCAGTGTCAATCATGTGGCAGCCGCCTTCGACACGCCTTGTGTGTCGCTTTGGGGTTCGTATTCCCCAGAAGACAGAATGACTTATTATAGTAAGAACGTATCGGTATTCAAACCCGATACTTGTCCACACGCTCCGTGCCGCCCTCATGCGGGTCTACCGCAGCAGAAGTGCAAGGACGCGACCAACAAGACACCGAAGACGCAGATGTGGTGCAATGCCCTACGCAACATCACCGCCCAAGATATTGTTGAGGCGGCGAAGAAAGCGATGGAGTTGGAGGGATGATTTAATCCGGCGCATGGTGTGCGGAGAGATTCCGCAACGGGAAGTCCTCCTAGTGTGTTCTCCCCTTGAAACAAAGCCGGATTGTTTTTATTATGAACCCGATGCCCCGAATGGTACGCAGAGAGATTCTGCGGCTGGCCACGAAAGTTCGGCCATTTGAAACAAAGGGGCATTATACTTTGCATTAGACAAACTAATAGGCACACCGAACATCCTTGCGTCATGCGATCCTGATGTCATTGTGCTGGGAAATAAATGAACTTTCAAGCTAAGACATTGCCATGATGTACGACAAGCATGGCAACCGCCCAGCCAAGGGCGCAAGAAGCATCGACTACGACGACACGTTGCTGATCGCCAAGTGCGGTCCGATCAAGTTTCACCATTGGGCAAGGGAGACCGCCGACCCGGACACATGGAGCGAGCCGGAGACAGACTGGCACCGGGAATGGAAAACCCACTTCCACAAGGACAACGTGGAGAAGTCAATCGAGGTGGACGGCATCAAGCACCGCATGGACGCGAGGATGTATGTAGGAGGGGTTCGTCATGCCATCGAGTTCCAGCACAGCCCGATCAGCGTGGACGAGATCCAGCAACGCGAGGCTGGCTACGTCAACATGGTCTGGATCTTTGACTGCATCGGCAAGGAAATGCCAAGCAATCATGTCGGGGATGGCATCATCAGGATATGGTGGAAGAAGCCGCGCACGTCTATCCTGTGGTGCAACCAGCCGGTGCTGCTGGACATTGGCGATGCTGGCGTTTACCAGCTCATTTCAATGCCTGAATATGAAAATGATTTTTGGTATGGACGGCATTGCCACAAGCGTGAGATGATCGAGACGCTAACGAGCGGCACGTTTTCACAATCAACGAAAGCACTGGAACAACTAATCAAGGAGGGCGCGGCATGACACAGGAAAAGGTGATGGATCTGATGAAATTTTTGGGGGAAGACTGCGTGCTTTTGCCCATACCTACCGGCGAGAAGAGGCCGATGGATGCAGGCTGGCAGAAGACAACCCCGGCGGCGGCGAGGAAGCCGGAGCATCTGCGCCGACTTGAGGCGGGCAACATCGGGGTGTTGCTTGGCAAGGCTGGCGGCGGGCTATGCTCGATTGACATCGACAGCGACGAGTCTGCGGAAGAGTTTGCCAAGCTGAACCCAACCCTGACCAAGACGCTACAGACCAAGGGAGCCAGGGGCAGGAACTTCTGGGTCAGGATCGAGGGCGAGTTTCCGCCGCTGGCCAAGATCACGGACTGGGGGGAATGGAGGAGTGACGGCGGGCAGACGGTGATCTGGGGCAAGCACCCGACAGGTGGCAACTACAAGTGGATCGTGGTGGAGAAGCCGATCACGATCAAGTTCTCCGACATTGTGTGGCCGGACCATCTGGACCTGCCTTGGAAGATCAAGGTGGACAATGCCTACAACGACCTAGTCGAGGAGTTTGGCAAGCCGTGGAAGGAGGTCAGGGACAAGAAGGAGCGGGAGTTCATCGTCAGCCTTAACCAACCCTTCTGGGCGGGTAAGTACCAGCACGACCACCGGGTACTATACGAACCGCAGGAGCAGGACTTTTACGAATACGAGGGCGAGCGCGGGATATGGCGGGTCAAGTCGGAGGATGCCATCAAGCAGGAGATCAGCCGCGACATCCTGAAGTTCAGCCGCGAGCAGAACAGGCCGGAGATTGAACACATGAGATCGGACAACTCGCTGGCCGGAATCGTGCGCCAGCTTCGCGGTATCGTGGAGCATCGGGATGCCTTCACCCTGCACCGCATCCCAGGGGTGCATTGCTCCAATCGCTTCATCAAGTTCGAGGCGGGGGCAATCGAGGAGCATGAGTTCAGTCCTGATTTCTTCTCGCGCAATCAATGCCCGGTCGAGTTCAGGGGGTTGGATCTGGTGCCGGAAAGGTTTTTGAATGAACTGGCCGTGCCAGCCATCCCAGACCCCGATGACCTGCTCCTGTTCCAGAAGTATCTTGGGATGTGCCTGTTCGGGCGCAACATCATCCAGAGATTCATGGTGCTGTACGGTCAGGCGGGTGGCGGGAAATCAACCCTGCACAACGTGGTTCACCTGCTTTCGGGCAAGGAGAACATGGCGCAGCTACGCACCCAGCACCTCGACAAGCAGTTTGAGCTTTACCGCTACCGCGCCAAGACGCTCCTGTCCGGCGTGGACGTGCCGGGCAACTTCCTGCAAATGGGCGGAGCCAAGGTCATCAAGGGACTGACCGGCGGGGATGTGCTGGATGCGGAAGGCAAGGGGATCAACGACGGCTATCACATCGTGGGCAACTACAACATCATCATCACGGCCAACGAGAAGCTGCGGGTCAGTCTGGAGGGGGATGTCGAGGCTTGGAGACGCAGGTTGCTTTTGCTGGAGTTCAACCAGCCACCGCCCGCAAGGAAGATCGACCGCTTTGCGGAGAAGCTGGTGGAGGAGGAAGGTCCGGCCATTCTGGCTTGGGGTTTGCGAGGCTTCCTGCTTCTACAAAAGGACGTGGACGAGACGGGCGACATCCGCCTGCCCGACTCCCAAGCCAAGCGTATCCATAACCTATTGGCAGAGTCAGAGTCGGTTGACCATTTCATCCATGACCGGGTGGACAAGGTAAAAGGATCGGATGTCACAATGGAGGAGTTTGTTCAGCTATACGGCCTGTATTGCGCCGAGAAGGGCTGGAGGCCGCTGTCCGGCTCACGCATGAGTCACCTCATCAGGGACAAGATGCTGGAGCTTCGCCAGAGCAATATCTCCAACAGCGTCAGGAAGTCCAAGAAGGGCTTCAGAAACATCCATGTGCAGGGTCAGGAGGAGGAGGGCTATGCCGATGCTGGATTCTAAGAAGCTGGTTGGTAATGTCGGCGGGGCTTGGGTCAGAGGTACGCCGACTAAAACCACCTCCAAGGGCGATGAGTACCGCTGCCCAGCTTGCGCCCAGGGAGGCGGTGATGCGGGTGGTCAGCACCTTATAGTGTTCAAGGATAGGGCCACCTTTGCCTGCGCTGCTTACCCAAATGACCTAAATCATAGGAGAATTATATGGAATCTAGCCGGGGATAAGAACAAGGGTAGGCCGGAGCCTATCGTACCAAGAAAGGTGGAGCAGAGGAATACCTTCATAGGAAAGCACGTCATGGATATGGAGAGGGTGGCCAAGGAGGTGAGGGAGAGGGATGCGGATCTTGTCGCGGCAAGGAAGAAGAGGGAAGCGGAAGCCAAGCGGCTTGCTAAAGTGTCTATTGAAGAAACACAACATATAGACGCTAAATGCGACAAAGAGCGGTTTGGGACGTTTGGGACGGTTATTTTGAGTTCAGCTAATATGCCCCCACCCCCTAATAAAGAAACTACTACCATAAACCATGGTGGGGGGTATGCTCCGATGACATACGAAAAGGCATCCCAAACGTCCCAAGTTAGGCCAACCATGCCCATGGGTGCTTCGCCCATGCCGGAAGGGTATTGCCGTACCTGCTGGAATAAATGGGGTAAGATGGTCAGGGAATACGAGGACATAGGCTGCGAGATTTGTGCGGCCAAAGAAGCCGTATTGGTGTAGCTCTTTTTAGATCCTCCCGCTTGTGCTAAACTGCGGGAATGAAGCCCGGTCTTTACGCTAACATCAACGCTCGCCGTAAGGCTGGCACATCCCGTCCCAAGTCCAAGTCTACCATTTCACCCCGCACTTGGCGCATGATGAAGGCCAAGAAGGGCGGCTTTCGTGAAAAGCCCAAGGGTTGACCTAGCCTGGGCGTATATCGAGCTTCTCCTGACAGAGAACTCCCGCCTGCATCAGACCATAGGCAAGGTGGACCGACTCTGTGGTGACATCTTAGCCGACTGCTCCCGCGAAGTGTACGAGGCCAATATGGTAAGCCTGACAGATGACCTTGAGGACCTGGGAAAGTTCCTTGAAGTACACCAGGAAAAGATTAAACTACTGGCAGGAGCATTAAACCAATGAGACAATCCCCATGCAACAGGCCGGTGCGTACACCGGGAGGGTCAAAGAAGTTTAAGGTTCGAGCCTGTTCTGGCGGCAAGTCCAAGACCATCCGCTTTGGCGATCCCAAAATGACCATTAAGAAGTCCATACCAAGCCGGCGCAAGAGCTTTAGGGCTAGGCATCGGTGTGACAGCAACCCTCCTAGCAAGCTGACTGCACGCTACTGGAGTTGCAGGAAGTGGTAAAACAAGGCACCAGGATACCGTTTAATCGAGCGGAGATGCCGCTAGAAGCGAGGATGGATGGCAAGCAAGTAACCGATACCTCCCAACGCAAGATACCCCTTATAAAGCGCAAAATACCAGAATCTCTAGGCAATAAAGCCTGTTGCGTATCTATCGGTCGCTGAAGTACCGTTTTTCATGTCCCTTATAGGACATAGCGTCCTTATACCGCCCTTATAGAGTCGCCACCCTACCGTTTGTTCTGCTCCCGCCACTTGGCCCAACGCTCCCGTTGAATGCGAGACACTTTTTCGTAATGCTCCCGTGGTAACTTCCGGGCCTTCTGCGGCCCCTTAACGCTCCCGCCCATTCGGCCCAGGGTGGAAAGATAATCCCGAATCACTTGTTCTTTATTCATTTTTTATAGGCTCCTTATAGGCCAAAGTACCGTTTGTTAGGTTCGACCCTATCGGATCTCGCCTCCGTTCCCCTCCATGACGAGGGGAAACGAGGGGAGACTTATTTCCGCCCGATGAACATGGCGAACGCCACCAAGATTCCGCCCAAGATTAAGCCGTGGGCGAAGTAAACGGCTCCATG